AGTTTGTATTCTGCCGCCGGATGGCAACCCGGCCTGCGAGGGCGGTGTTTTCTGCCTGCAAGGCCACCAGAGAGCCACTCTCGACAGTCTTGCCTTTGACCGCCGCGACGATTGCGGCGGTGTTGGTGCCGTCAATGCCCAAAGCCACACCGATTTCAACCAGCGCGGATTGCAGTTCCGGCTTGGGGTCAGCCGCAGGCTTGGTGGCCTTGCAGGCGGCGATGATCTCCGCATCGGTGGCACCAGCAGCCAATCCGAGGGCCTTTAGAATTTGCTCCATGAGCGTCATTGCATGCGTCTCCGCGTTAAGCGAGACGAGGTCTCGCAGGTTTGGTTTGTTGACCAGACTGGCCGCCGTGATTGAGAAAACTGTTTTTGCGTCCGCCTGCAGCAAGATCACCGGCGACAAGCCGCGATACGCACGGTCGCCAACCAAGGCGCGGCCCGCTTCGGTCCAATCGACACGGCCCCAGATACCGTCAGCACGCGCTTCCATCTGCGCAACCCAGCCACGTGCCGGGGCTTCGCGGCCTTCTGGTGCTGCCAGATTGGTGCTGTGGTTTTCGTCGATTGGAATGCCGCGCGGATCGCGCAGTGAATTTGCAATCACCGCTTCTGCATTCACGACTGTGTAAGGCCCGCGCCCGTCAAAGGTCAGGATCGCGCCTTTGGCTGTGGGCAGTAAATGCACCCACTCAGGCACATTGGGCCCATCAGGCAGACCCTGCGCCGCAGCCAAAACAAGAAGAGGATTAAGGTTTTGCTTCATGCGCCCAATATCGGGCCAAGCAAGGGGTCAAAACACCCTCAACTATGTGTGGGAGGGGTCAGACAGAAGCGGCAGGGCTAAGCGTTATGCACATCAGCACCAAGCGCGCCTGACAAGTAGTCAGCGATTTGTTCCAAAATAAATTCACCATCGGTGGGCGAGATACCAAGAAACGGACGGGCGGGAATGTTTCCCCACGGCGACGAGCCACTATACGCCCGTCCGTTTTTATCTGTGCCACTATATGCGCCGAATGACCCTTTGGCGGCACCGAAGTGCATAGCGGCAGCATAAATTGCGCTTGATCCGATCTCGACCTGGTCGTTACTCGCATCAGAGAAAATCTGCGATGAAAGCCTGCCAGAAGGCCCGAAAAGTGGACGAACATCTACCCGGTTGGATTTGCGAGATCCGTAGCGTTCAAGAGTGGTTTGCGACTTTGCGGCCCATTTGCTGCCATCGGGCGCGGTTCCGATCTTGAATCTATCAATGGTTGATTCAACCAGAATTTTACCGATGTCACGCATCAAATCAGTTGTGTCTCCCAACGCCGTGCTTGCACCCGTAAGTGCGGCGGTCACCGCCTCATCCTTGATTTCAACCGTGAACATGTCTATGTGCTTTCTACTGGCAGGATGCATCTACCCGCTGTGCTTCGGGCATGGAAACGCTTAGGGCGATAAGGGAGAGGGCCTGCCAGTCACCAACCCCACCCACATGGTCACCAAGTTCAGCCTTTGTCGCTTTGATCTTATTTCAAAGATTGCGAATATGCGCTCGCCATCGATCACAGCAGAATAGCTCAATCTGGGAATTCGATTATGCAGGCCTTCAAACGTCACCGAATCTGGATTGTTCAAGAGCCTGCCCAGCAAACCAAAATCCCTTGGCACGATTGCTCTTTGGCCACGGGCAGCTTCGCTTGCGGCATCGCCATGATTGTTGTTCGCGTGTCGAACACTTGAGGCATCTATCGCAAAGTCAAAACCCGCGACATCAATATCGGCCAACCTGCTGACCTGTGTGACATCTTTTGACGCAAGCATTCCCAAAGTTTTCATCTTGGGTGCTGCGTCAATTGATCCTTCTGCTGGAATCGATGCCGCATAGCGACGCAACATATCTGCAGTTGACGGCAATGAACGGTAAGACTGCGCAAGCAAATCGAAATTCTCTTTGGGCACAGCCCCCATGAATGCCTTTGCCAGCCCATAGGGCCATACAGGTGCCTTTTTCGCCATCTCTGCGACAATATCGGCCACACTCGCACCCGGCGCATAGGCCCAGCCTTTATCAATTCCATCTGGCGCACCGGTTTTTGGATTTTTGTCCTGCCATCCATCCGCCAACTTGAGGGATTCCTTACCGCCAACGCGATGGGCCGACGCGATGGATCGCGCGCCGGTGACACGACACGTGCATCCCCAACCATTTGGCGGCGCATGTGAGGCCCAGAAGGGATGGTCTGCAGCCAAAATCAAACCGTCCCATGCCAAATGCTGCAAGCGTGGCTCTAGTGCATTGCCATGCCGATAAACAAAAAACGGATACTTTTCGTCTATCAGTTGTGCCATCCGCCCCGCCGCATAGCTGGTTGACAGGTTGGTGCGGTAGATCACCCGCGTGCGCCATGCCTCGCCGCCCTTGGTGCCCTCGCCCGTCCAGCCATGCCAGCCGTTTTTTTCGACAATGGCCCGAAAATCCTTGCGGAAGGTTTCCAGCGTTGTGCCCTCGGAAACAGCCTTATCGACCGCCAGCGCCAAATCGGCCAACAGATCGGCCTTCAGCGCGCCCGCCACCATAAAGGCACGGTCGTGTTGCGCCTGCCAGATATCGTCCCATTTGACGGTGCCCTGCAGCTGCGCCAACCGCAGCCGATAGGCCGCGACCTGGTACTTGAACGGCTTGCCGAAACTGGCGCGCAAATCGGCCATCAGGTCTCGTCCGCCACCGCGACCCGACCGCCCGCCTCTGCCGCCACAAGACCCAGTGCGATCACCTGTGAAAGCGCCGTGCTGTCGAGGTCAGGAAAGCCTGCAAGGATCATTTCGCGCAACTCTTCCAAGGTGCTGGCGGCATCAAACATCGCCTCGATTTTGGCCAGCATCGCCTCCATGGGCTTTGCCGTCTCAACCGCCATCCGGTCCGCCATCACCTCGCCGACAGAACCCCCCTGTTTTTTGGCCGCTACAGGGCCTTCGGCTTGCAGGGCGGTGGTTGGTCGTAAATCCTCGTTACCCCGTTTAATTTCGCCTGAAACCTGTTTAAATTTGGAATTGGGGTCCACTTGCCCGCCCGCACCCGCCTCCGCGCGCTCTGGGCGCAACAATTTGCTCCCTGCCTTCGGTTCTGACAGCCCAAAGCGCCCCCAGATCACCGACTGCTCTACCTCAAGACCTCGGTCAATCAGCGGGGCCAGCGCCTCGGCCAGTGACTTCAAATCCTCCTGCTCGGGGCTTTGCAGTTTCAGGCGCGGATAGCGCCCATGACCGGGCCAGCGCAGTTCGATCCACGGCACGATTAAATCGCGGTTTAAGATGGCCGCAAGCGCGCGCGCATCCGCCGTCTCGATATCCTTTTGAACGGCCCGGTGTTCCTTGCCAGACCCCAGACCGCCCACAACGGCGTCGGTCGTCGCGGTCTGACCCAGCACCGCCTTTGAGATTTGCTTGTCAAACCAATCGGCCCGGCGCTCGTACATATCGGACGATGACCCGACACTGCTCGATTCAATGAACTCAATCTCCATCGAACGCGGGATGATGGCGGCGCAGTCACCTGCGATATTCGACACGGCCCGAAACAGGGTGGCCTTGTCCTCTTCGCTGGCGTTGGTGTCAAACTTGCCCACACGCACCGGCTGACCGTAGGTTTGGCAAAAGATCGCCCAGTCGCGCAGCGTATAGGCTTTGAACAACCAGCCCCAGATTGCCACCCGCGCCAAGCCTGACCGGATCGGGATGCCCGATTTTGCCGGGATGGCCGCAAAGATGAACTTGCCAAATTCCAGCGGCTCTTCTTGGCCCACATCGTTCAACCGCAAGGGCGTGGTCAGATCATGGCGGGCAAACCGGAACCAGCGCGGATCGCGCGGCTCAAGCCGGTCAGGCTCCCACACGCCATTCGGGTTTTTCCAGATGATCTCGGTCAGGGAATAACCCTTGCCGAGACAATCCAGAATATTGAACAGCTCTTGGGTCAACTCGCCGCGCCCCAGCCAAGTCCGCACGACCGCCGCGATTTCCTCGTCAAGCGGGTCTTCAGATGCCGCGTCGACCGTCACCTCGATTTGACTGACCGAACGGCGACGGGTGCCCAAGACCCCCAGATAGTGCGGATCGCGCTCTTCGATGGTTTCGGCCAGTTCAAGGTATTGCACCGCATCGCCCGCGTCAGCGGCGCGCAGGATGTTTGCCAGACGCGCCGGGGTCAGGCCGTCAGACGGGTAATTGGTCAAAGGGCTGCGCACGCCGCCAATGGTCGCACCCGCCACGTCTTTGGTCAGAACTTCGCGCATCATTGCGGGCGCGTTGGTCTGCTTGCCTGTGGCTGCTTTCGTGTTGGCTGTCGTCTCATTCATTTTGTCGTCCATCATAGGGCCCCTCTTAGACCTGCGCCAAGCGGCGGCTTGTATGGGTCGCGGGTATCGTCATCACGAAACAGGTTGCTGTTACGGGATCCGACAGACCCTGCTCCCTGATAGCTGTATTCGACAAACCGCTGCCTGCTGGCCCAATGCGCCAAGGCCAGCGCAATGGCGTGGTCGCCGTGGCGCTTCTTGCCGGTGGACCCTTCGCGCAGGGCGGGCACGCGGGCGATTCCGCGCACCAGCTTTACCGCGCGCAAATCGGTCAGGTGATCTGCGTCCGCAATCAGGTCCAGCTTATCGTCTTCAATCGCGGCCTTCAGGGGCGGCATGTTCAGGCGGTACCACTCTTCGGAAAACTTGACCGCGACGACCAGCGCCGACCCTTCGGGATCAATCCGCAGTCCAAACTCGCGGCCCATATCTTCGGCCACGGTCCAGCCCATGCCGGTGGCATCAAAGGCGGCACCGACAAGCCGGGCACGGACGCGCTTCAGGATGGCGCGCACGATCTTCTTTTGCTCGGCCCCCGGCACGTTGCGCAATTCAAAGGCCAGCACTTCGCGGCGTTTAAGCCCCTGTTCAATGGCCAGTAAACTGCCCGCTGTCAGGTCGGCCACGCGGGCAAAGTCAAAGCCAAAGGCGAATTGTGATTTCAGATCCAGCGCGGCCAGCTGCGCGTCCAGCGCCTCCATGAACGGATGCATCAACGCATCCTGCTCCATCTGCGGCAGGAACATAAAGACGTTGGGCAGCTCCAGGCGCAGCACAGGGGTTTGCACAACCATCCGCGCCTCGATCAATGGCGCTGGCAACCATGCGCCTGATGACATTGACGGGACGCAGAACAGTTCTTCCTCGGCCCCGTCGCCATAGGAGTCAATGATGCCTTGCCGCCAGTCCGCTTCAAGGGCAGCGGACCAATCCCTGTCGTTTACCAGACAAATCCGCTGGTAAAGCCCCTCCATCAATGCCTGGTCAAAATCGATCCGCATATGCGCGAACTTTGTCCGGCCCGCCAAGGCGTCCTGGATCATTGTGTTAAAGTCGTTGTCGGCCCCATCATGGGTTGAACTCAAGACCACCTGACCGCCCCACATCAGAAAGGCCAGCGCCGCTTTCATCAGTTGCGCCAGATCGTCGACGAATGCCGCCTCGTCGATGATCACGACGCCTTGCTTGCCGCGCAGCCCGCGCGGGGCTGACGACAGGGCCATGATCTCGAATCCGGATGCAAACTTGATGCGAAACGCATTGATCGCTTTGTCCGCGTCGTCTTGCTCAAACAGCACTTCTTCGGCGGCACTGGCGGCGATATTGAACGCGCGCGCCCACATCGCACAGGCGTCGATAAACTCTCGGGTCATTTCGCGGCTATAGCTGATGTACATCACATCCATGCCGCCCGCGCTTTTTTGGCGACCGGCGCGCAAGACGGCATAGGCTCCCAAGCCCCACGTCAAACCAATCCGGCGCGATTTTTCGACCAACAGCACTTGGCAGCCGCTGTCCAGCACAGAAACAACGCGGCGCTGATAGGGCAGCAAGACCGCAGGCAGGCCCACTTGATCAATGACAGCAGGGATCGCGGCCATCGCCTCGCGCCGTGCGGCCTCCCACTCAAGCGCGGTCAGGGCACCACTCATGCGGCACCATTCCAAGAATAGCCTTCGCCATGATGCGTCTTGATCGGGTCAACCCCCAAAGACGCGCGAAATTTCTGGCGCAGGCGTTTGACGTGGCCTGTGACACTCGTCTCATTTGCCTTCTCATAGACCGGGGTCAACACGTTCAGAATCGCTGCCGTGGATTTGATATGGCCCGGACGCGATGCCAGAAGTCGACACATCGGGAACTCTGATTTCGTCAGTTCAATGCTTTTGTCGCCATACCGGACAACAAACTGATCTGCATCGACCCAAATACCTGGACGACTTTCCAAGGGCGCACTCATGGCTGATCGTTCCAAGAATACCCAAACCCATAGCGCGTTTGAATTGGGTCCACACCGAGTGTCGCGAGAAATTTCGCGCGAAGGCGCTTCACATGCGAATCGATGGTTCTTTCATCGATCTTAAAATTCGTTGGATAAAGCACGTCCAAAATCTGGGCGCGGGATTTGACGTGGCCGGGCTGCGCCGACAGCAGCAGGCAAAGCCGCCACTCATCAACCGTTGGAATGCAGCTTTTATCGCCGCACCGCACAGAGCAACGCTTCAGATCACACACAACTTGCGTCACAGGGCGCTCTGCTTCACGCGCGCCGATGAGCGTCGTCATGTCTGCACCCCCAAAATTTCCGCCTTGATCGCTTGCGCGGTTTCGGCGGTCATGCCCGTGGCCTTGGCCACCACATCAACCGCATCACCAATCCGTGCTTCCAGCTTTTTGTCTTCTTTGGTCTTGCGGTCCGACGACATGTTCTGCGCCTGTTGGGCCAATTTGAACGCGCCCGCCAAATGCATGATGTCTTTGGGCACCACTCCGTCCGCGCCGTCACCCAACATATGCAACACAAGGCTCTTGATCATTTCGCCCGCGATGATCGTCAGATCGTCCGAGGCTTGCGCATCGTGCTTTTGCGCCAATACCGCCACAATCTCACGCGTCTCGCTCAGGCGTTTGGACAGACGGGCTTGGCGGATCGAATAGCGGTTGAACGAACTGAAGGCGGGAATGTCAAATTCCAACTCGCCGCGATGGTCCGCCATAAGGGCGTCACACTTCGTCACGAACTCCGCATAGATGTCCTTTTGCGTCTTTTCCCGATCGGCAAGCTCGGATGCCGCCCAAGCGACAATCGCCTCGGCCTCGGTGGGCAAGGTGTCGAACGATGAAAGCCTGCCGCGCCCTGTGGCCATGGTCATTCCCCCGGACGGCTTGGGCGCTTGATGCCCTCGATCACAATTGCACGGCGCAAATGGCGCGCGCCCTTTTCGCTTAAGATGGCCACGACGACGCTGCCCGGTTTGGTCAAGGTGACCGCACCGATTTCAGACAACCACTCCAACTCGCTGTGGATCCACTCGCGCGGGCGGTCGATGCCAAAGCGCAGCAATTCCTCGGCCAGATAACCCGAATGCAGCCGCTCATCGACCTGCAGCGCCAGCGCTTTCAGGATGATCAGACGGGCGTCTTGGCGCACGATTTCGGCATAGTCGCTCATTTGTTCCCGTGCTCCATCATCCATTGCTGCGCCCGCTCCATCACCGCCTCCAAGGGCTTAAGCCGCTCGGTCAGCACGTCGATCTTGCCACCCAGCGCCACCATCGCCATTTCCGATTCGTGGAAATCTTTCTGCTTGGGCATGTCGCGGTGGGCGCTCTCTATGGTGTTCAGACGATTGTCCAACTGGCGCAGCGCCGTCGAATGCTCGTCAAGTTTCGCCCCATTGCGCTTGGACGGACCCGAAAAGATGTTCCAGATCACCGTGCCCAAATTGATCACGGTCGACAGGCCCACGGCCCAAAGCAGCAGCACCTGCACAGATGTATCGGCGGGGCTCACTTTGCGGCCCACTTTCCGATCACGTCTTTAATCGTATGGCCACCCATATAAAGACCGAAGTAGACACCCGTCAGCCAGCCCAAGGCGTCAAAAGGTGCGGGCGGTAAAGCGATCTTAAAGACTGCGTTACAGACGTGTAAAACGACGATGTTCCACAGCCAGAAGAACAGGATCAGATACATGCCCACGGGCCGCCACGCGCGCATCCACACAGGCTCTCCCTGTTCGGCTTGTAGCAAATCAAACTGGCCCTGAACGCCCGCCGCATAAAGGGCAATCAGCTCCGGGCTTTGCTTTTCCACCTCGCGCATCGCGTCCAGGACACGCGGCGTGTCCGTGTCTGCCAAGACCTCCACGGCCTCTGGCGACACGCCCGCGCGACCTGCAATGGCGCGCAGCACTTCGGCGGCCAATTGGCCACCCTTGTCGCCCAGCTTGCGGCTCAGCAGTTTTTCAATGATCGGCAGCCCTGATTGCAAGGCCAGCTGTGCAAGCACCAAACTCATGTTCTATCCTTCTTGGTCAAAAGAGACGTCGGCGATGATGGACCGCCAATTGGGGCCGATGGCCGCGATGCAGACATTGCCGGACGCATCCCCGACAAGCGCAGTCCAGGTCTTACCGCTTGGGTCGGCAGTGATGATGATGTCGGCCCCGTCCGCGCCGACGCCGTAAAACAGCGGGGCCTCGTGATATTTCTGCGCCAACTGCTGCAGCATTTCCGAAAGGGATGCGCAGGGGACTGGCGCGGCAAACACGCTGCTTGCGAACAAAGCCAAGACAGTCAAAAGGATCATCGCGCAGCGCCGGGTCCGGTTCATGGTCAGAAACTCCGCAAAATGCGCGCAAGGCGCGGCAGCGCAAAACGAACCTTGGCCGCGATCACATCGCGGTAACTGTAGGCAAGGGCACCCATCCAAAGGACAGCCACCGCGAACAGCGCAGGTCCAAGATAGGGCAGATCAACAATCTGCGATGTCAGGTCGGTGGCTGCGGCAGGCGCGGTTGCGGTGACCGCCACGGTGCGAACAGTGGATTTTGCCCGGACATCAAGACGACGCTGCAACGCGGTCAGGGTCGCGCGCCCGATGATGCCATCGACGGTCAATGCGTGGTCAGATTGAAACTGCATGGCCGCTGCCAAACGGACCGCGTCCGCACGGATGCCCGTATTGTATCCAAGCGCGGAAAACCCATTTCGGACCTCCACACGCTCTGCATCGGTCAGGGACAATCCCCATGAGGCAAAGGTCAATCCGGGTTTGGCAGGCAAGTTCCCCTCCCGGTAGATTCCCTTCAGGAACATCATCGCTTCACGGTCGCGCCGGGCCAACAGTCCGGGCAAAACCTTGCCGCCCGCCTTGCGCCACAACCGCATGGCGGTGTGTATCTCTAAATCAGACGCCTTCGCCTTCCACAGACGCACCCAACTGGCCTTGCCAATCGTGCCCAAATTCCAATGAAACGACACCGCTGCGTCAAATTCGTGCTGCTGGGGCACGGTCACATGTGCCTCAAGGGCTGCGTCAACGGCAGGCTCATAGCGGCGGCGCAAAGCCTCTCGCAGCAAACGTGACGCCTCTGATGCGGTGATCACCATGCCAGCGACTGGTTTCACAACCCCGGACGCAGCGGTCAGACCGGGACCAATAGTCCAGACCCCCACCACATCACGGTACGCCCGCAACACCACACCCTCTTCAAGTTCAAGGGCGGTGATGCCTTTTGTGCTGGTTTGCATGTCCGACCCCCGACTGCGCCAAGCGCGCGCGTTAGGGTCATTCTAGGCGGGGCCGGTTTTGGGTTTCACCCGCAACTTTGTGTGGGAGTGCGCGGGAACCCTGGCAGCGATCAGCGGCCTAAAACAGGCTCAGCTGGTTGCTCGCTTCGTCGCGGTGATCGCCCATTCCGGCAATCCAGCGGCGCACGGCCACGTCAGAGCTGTGCAGCTTACGTGATATCTTGGCCACTGAATAACCCTCGACGACCTTCATATAGCGCGCAAGCCACGGTTTGGCGGTTGGAATGCGGGGTGGCAACACCATGCGCTCTGCCAGCGCAGACAGCGCAAGGGCTGCTTCCATCCCCAACTCTTCCACCAGCTCGCTTTTGCCTTTTGGGGCGCGCGGGATGTAAAGTTCCGCACCGCCAAAATGCAAAAAGAACCGCACAGCGGTCTCAACCCCAAGGGCATCGATATAGGGCATGATATGGGCGGGCGGGCGCGGATAGTTCATGCGGCCCCCCATAGGAAGGCCGCAGAAGAGTTAAGCCACTGGTGGCGTCCAATCGCGCGGAACATAGCCTTGCAGCTTGTCCGCAGCGCCGCTGATCCGCTTGTGGACCATGTCCAAAAGTTCGGCCAATTCGCGCGGCCCGGTAAGATCGAACTGCGGTTTGTCCGCCCCAACATCCGACACAAGGTGTTTGATGCCATCAAGCGCAATGGCGGCGTAGACGATTTCGTCACGTGGGTCGAGATTGGTGCAATGGTTACACATGTCAGTGCTCCTTGATGCTGTCTTCGACCATCAGCCGAAGGCTTTCGGTCACGGTTTTGCACCCCTTGCGCGCCTGTTGGGGACTTGCCGCATACTGCCCGATCATTGCGCCCAAAACGCAGGTCAACGATGAAAAGACGGTTTGCATCGGAAACCCGATCAGCGCCGCCATGATTGCATCTTGGCAGGCGTGGGTTTGATCTTGCTGTTCGGTCTTCATGGCTTAGACCTCCAACAACGAAAGCTGACGCGGATCGGTTTCGGGCGTCACCACGGGAACTTTGGGCGTGGGCTGGCGCAGGTGCATCGGGGTGCCCTTTGGCGGCGAGGCAATGGTCCCGAAGAACAGGCTGTCGCGGATTTCCTGCACCAAGGCCCATTGCGGGACTGACCGGTAAAGCGAGCGAAGATAGGCATAGTCTCGCCCGTCGCGTACCGCGTCCGCGATGGCAGCGCGCATCCGAACCTTCCCGATGAACTTGTCCCTGAACCGGGCCATCGCATTGGCCATGTCCGACCGCTCCTGATCGCGCAGAGCGATGAAGGCGTTGATGATCAACACCGACACCGCATCCGCCACAGGCCCGGTCAGAACGCTCGAAAGCTGCAAAGCACCCTTCTCGGTGAAGCCAACCAGAATACCATGCTGCACCCGATTTGATGCCGCATTTTGAGCGATCAAAACCGCCATTTCCTCTTTTTGACAGTTGAAGATGAAACCCTCGGTGAATCGGCCGGGATTGCGCCGGACTTGCTCCATGATCCGCTTTGGCGTCACTTCGTAAAACTCCGCCAGATCGTACACCGTCATAAACGGCGGGCGACCCGGCAGGGTGTGGATGCGGGATTGAACCCCCGCGATGGTTGGAAGTGTCATTGTTCGTTCCTTCGGTTACGGAAGCCGAAACGGCTCCGGGTGTTGAACAGACTGCCGAAGGACAATCCCCATGCGCCTTTGGGCCGAAGCCTTGGACATTGCGCATGGCACCCGGATGAAGCTGATCTCTGATGAGACGCTGTGTCGGGGCGTAACCGCCTTCGGTGATCTGATCCGGGGTGCTGTTCAAGGCACGTCCGAACGTCACCAACATGCGGCGGTTCGCCTGATTTGTCAAATGGTGGAAAATCCCCATCATGGCCCCACCCGCTTTGGGCGGCCCGGCAACTCCCGCGAGACGCGGTTGCCATCAAGAATGGTGACGACGACAATGCCTCGGGGGTCCTGTTGGACCAAAAAGCGGTGGCCGTCGATTTGGACAGATTCCATCCCTTCGACGGCAACGGGCGCGATCCGGTCACACAGCTGCTTGCGCAGCGCCTCAATCTCAAATCCGCCGACGCGTTCAAGGTATCGCAGCACGGCATGGTCGGAAATGCGGATTGGCAGCTGTTTCATAGGGTGATCCCCGCGCGGGCGCACATCGCCTTTAGGGCCTCAAGGACGGTGGCAATTTGCTTGGCGTCAGTCATCGCATCGATGTCGATCGGTGCAGCGCCCCAAGCGGCCTCAAACCGAACGCGCATAAAGCTGTTCAACCCTTTCGCGCCGGGCGAGGTGACAATTCCCGCTTGGGCAAGTTTGCCCCAAAGAACATGGCAAAACCGCACGTCACCGCGCCCTGCGGCCTTGCGATAGCCTTTTGACTTGCCGCGGTGCGCGGTGGAAAACCCCTTGGCCTTTAGCGTGTCCAGAACGCGCAGCTGCTCAGCGTCCGTCATTGCGGTCAGGCTTTCCTTGCCAGTGACCAGCAGCTGCAGGGCACGGCGCGTGTCATTGTCCATGCCCAAATCACGGCAGGCCACGTGAATTGTCTTGACCAAAACTGCGGTCATTTGGATCCTGCCTTTCCTTGCCCCAGCAATATTTCCATTTCAGTGACGGCGGCTTTGACCAGCTGGTTCAGGTCAATCGCAAAGGCGGGTCCGGTTCTGTCGGCCCACCCGATGTGGATCTCGCCTTCGGTCAGCGTGACGGTCAAAGGCGCTTTGTTGATATTGCCATCCGCAATTCCCAACGCAGTGCCCTTGGGCGCGCGGTGAACGCTGAACAGGGGGGTGCGGACCCAAGCAACCGGCGTCATGATGGTATCTCCCTTTGCTGTTCAACAACGATGATCTTGGGCCACCCGACCGCGCCGGGTGGCCCCGTGTTGGCTTAGTGCTGGCTTGGAGCCTCAAAACAGATGTGCAGCACTTTTGGCTTGGCCAGCTGTGGTTTGCCGTCGCTGCGCGGGTCCAAAACGATGGCCTCAAACTGCGTCTCAAGGGCGGCACCCGCCTCCATGCAGGCGGCATATGTTGGATATTCGATCATCACCGTGCCGCCCTCTCCGGGGGTTTTCAACAGGGCGATCAGCAGGAAAATGGTGGGGGACATATCAAAACTTTCTCTGTTTTAGGGTTTTCAAAAGGTCGGCGTGAAATTTGGCAGAACGTTGAATCAACGTGGGTTTCGGGGTGGAATTCTGGGCGGTTTTGGCTTGCGCCAGTGCGTCCAGAATTTGTCTCAGGGTGGTTTCGTCTTCGGTATCCAGCGAAATATGGATGCGCGCCGTTTTCCCGGAACTGGTTGAGGTGACATGATTTATAAAAAAGTCACCCTTAAGGCGCAGGTCCAACATCACTGCACCCACCCTTCGGCGGCAGCGGCGGCAACGGCCAAGACGCAGTCGTTGTTGCCGGTTTGAATGTTCATCGAC